GTTGTTTAAACGATTAGAAGATGTTAAAATGTTAGTAACTAACAACTTATATCCGCCAACAAATCAGTTAACTAAGGATTGGTTTGAAAGCCATCCTTGTGTGATTTATCTAGGAGATATTAAGCCGTCAGAACAAAGAGGACAACAAATTGTCGAGCTGTAAACTTACAATCAAAGACGAAGTAAACATTAAGGTAGACGGCCTTAGTGTAGAAACACGACGTAAAATAGTCAACAAATTAAAATTTGATTTACCGTATGCTCGGCATATGCCTGCATACAAACTAGGAAGATGGGATGGTACAAAAACATATTTTTCAATTGGTGGCACAGGTTATCTTGCTCACCTCGATATTATATTACCTATTATAACTGAGAGTGGTTATGAAATAGAGGTAGAAGATCTTAGACAACCCCAGGATATTAAATTCCCCCCAGTGACAGAAACCTTTTGGGCAGACCAAGGCAAGACTTGGCCTAAAGGTCATCCTAATGCAGGCGATCCTATTATACTTCGTGACTATCAATACGATGTAGTTAACAAGTTTTTAGAAAATCCACAGAGTCTACAAGAGGTAGCCACAGGCGCCGGTAAAACTATTACCACTGCAACACTATCAGCACTGTGCGAACCCTATGGCCGCACTATGGTTATTGTTCCTAATAAGAGTCTAGTTGTACAAACAGAAGAAGACTATGTCAACTTAGGACTAGATGTTGGTGTTTACTTTGGTGATCGCAAAGAGTTAGGTCGCACACATACTATCTGTACTTGGCAAAGCCTTAACGTGTTAGACAAGAAAAGTTACGACGAAGATAGTCTTTCATTGGCTGAATTCTGTGAAGGGGTTAACGCAATTATCATTGACGAGGTCCATCAGGCCAAGGCCGAAGTTTTGACAAAACTGTTAACGCAAAACTTTAAGAACTGTCCTATTCGTTGGGGGCTAACTGGAACTGTGCCTAAAGAAGCATGGGAGTTTCAAGGGATATTGGCCAGTATTGGACCAGTGATCAATCAAGTAAGTGCTCACGACCTGCAAGAAAAAGGTGTACTGGCCAACTTACAGATTAATGTACTACAGACTAACGATGTACAGGTATTCCGAAGTTATCAAGACGAATATAGTTGGTTAGTCACCGACCTTAATAGACTAGACTGGATCAGCAAACAGATTAAACAAGTTAGTCTAACCGGAAATACCTTGGTGTTGATCAATAGGATTGACACAGGTAATAAACTTATGGAATTAATTCCCGACGCTGTGTTTGTCAGTGGCGGAATGAAACTTGATGATAGAAAAGAGGAATACGATGAAATTAAAACTAGCGATGGCAAGATTATTATTGCTACCTATGGTGTTGCTGCTGTCGGTATTAATATTCCTAGAATTTTTAATCTTGTACTCATTGAACCGGGAAAATCGTTCGTCCGTGTCATTCAAAGCATTGGTCGCGGTATTAGAAAAGCTGAAGATAAAGATCATGTAGAGATTTGGGATATTACGTCAGCCTGCAAATATGCTAAACGTCACTTAACAGAACGTAAGAAATTTTATAAGGATGCTAAGTATCCCTTTACAATAACTAAGGTAAACATATGAGCGAAAAAAAGTTATCTGAATGGGCATGGCCGTATATTAAAAATTTTAGAACTTACATAGACATCGGGGCAAGTACAGGAAAAACTTCAGTCCCATATATAGGAAAATTTGAAAAAATTTATTGTTTCGAACCTAATCCTAATAGCTTTAGTGAGTTATCAAAATTTTCTGATCTAATATGCTATAAATGTGCATTAGGCGATACTACTGGCACTAAATTATTAATTATGAACGATACTACGTATAATCCCGAACACGGATCACTATCTGAATTAAGAAACAAAAATTGGATTAGTGGAGAAAAATTTCAAGTTGAAGTAAAACGCCTTGACGATTTTAAATTTGAAAATATTGATTTTATTAAAATTGATACAGAACAATACGAACTTCAAGTAATACTTGGGGGATTAAAAACAATCAAAAAACATAAACCAACTATATTTTTTGAAAATAAAAGAAACGAAGCCGATCAGGTAATTTTAATTCTTTTAGATTTAGGATTTACTGTAAGAAAATGGAAAAGTGACACAATAGCATATTATATGGAATAACAATGAGAATATTAACATTAAACAACACAGCCTTTGATTTAAATGAACTGCCAGACGAAGTAGATGAAGATACGAGATTTTCAGTATTAGATAATAGTAACCCTAATGATCCGGATTTTTTCTTTATGCCTCTAATCTTTTTAGAATCATTTAATAGTCCGGCCATTCTACTAAACATTGGTGGCTACGAAGTACAAATGCCATTGGACTGGTGCATGGTTGTAGGGGATAAAGAGTGTGGCCTTGATCCAGAAGTATTACCATTAACATCGATTAATGAAAGAGGATTTGATGCATTTGTGTTTAATCCAATCAAAGGATTTAAAGCAGAGTTTATGCCTATCGAAATTGTTAATATTTTTCAAGATGTGCGTTGGTATTTTCCAAAGATGAAAAATGGCCAGTTACTAACTGTTCCGTTGCATGACGGCGATAATCCACCTTGTGCATACTTTGTTAAAGAAGTTAGCAGACAGAGCGAAATTTTACAGATGCATAAAGTGGTATGATGGGGCACAGTTATGTGGGCAAAGTTGACGGCGACTATCTATGGAGTCGGTCAGTTTGGGAACTTAAATTTATCGTATGGCCGAGAAAGTGCGAGATAAGTAAAAAGTATATTTGGTTAGAATATGCTTACAAAGGAACAAGAACAATCACAGGTCCCGGTACACCTGTGTTTGAATATAAATGGTTAACAAAAGAAGAATATTTGTTAGCAGCAATTAAAGGAAAATTATAAAATGATAGCTGGTAAAGTATGGGGACAAACAGAACTCCTTGAAGCCAACGGTGTATTAGAGTTTCACCGTATTGAAGCCCGAGCGGGCGGCGTCTGTTCTAAACACAAACATAGATATAAGTGGAACGGGTTTTTTGTAGAATCCGGAGAACTTATTATTCGTGTATGGAAGAATAACTATGATCTTGTTGATGAAACAATTGTAAAAGCCGGACAATTTACAAAAGTGGCCCCTGGAGAATATCATCAATTTGAAGCAACCAAAGATACTGTTGCATTTGAATTATATTGGGCAGAATTTGACCATGATGATATTGAAAGAGAGACTGTTGGGTTTAGTAAATGAATTTCTATAAAAAAATAGACAAAAAAGGTTTTTATTGTTCAAGTGATACTGTTTATTTTAATAATTGGACAAAACTTTTTATTTTGAGTGCTAAACAATATGCTCCTTGGGCACATATTCACGTACACATATTTGATTCAACAGAATCTGATTACAGTTGGTGCAACAAAAACAACATTTCGATATCGTCAGAAATTACTCCTGTGCAATATGCAGAAACTATTGACACAAAAAAAGGATATTGGGTTAATATGCGATTTGTTCGACTAGCAGAATTATATACTGACTCAACATTAGTTATTGCTATAGATTCTGATAGTTTATTTGTAAAAAATTTGTCAGAGTCTCAGTTTGATAATGATCTTAAAACCAGTTGGGTAACTGTACGAGGAAAGCCCCAGCGTAGTCTTGGCAGTGCTCTTGGGTTTGGATTCGATAATGTTCGGCACATATATCGAGAAAAATTATTAGAACACAAAGATAATTTACGATGGTTTTTAGATCAAGAAATTCTAGACGATATGTTAGAGAACAATCTCATCGGAAAAATGAATACCAAATATAGTGATGTGAAACATAATATCGAATCCTATATATGGACTGGCAAAGGTAACAGAAAGTTTAAACAGACCTTTGCAGCACTAGCAGAAGAATATAGAAAAGGGTTAGTATAATGACAAAATACGCAATAGATGAAAACAAACCTCACCTTGGAGGGAATTTTCCAAACGGAGATCCAGCTACCTGGTGTCCGAGTGCATGGAAATTTTTAATTGACAAATATCAAATTAAGTCTGCTATAGACGTTGGATCAGGAAGAGGGTGGGCAGCAAAATGGTTTCACGAACAAGGGGTTGAAACTATCGCTATTGAGGGGTTGAAAGAGAACGTCGATAATGCAGTTCATCCCACAATTTTAATCGACTTAACTGAAAAATATTTTGAAAGTTCTGTTGATTTTGTAAACTGTATTGAGGTTGTTGAGCATATAGATGAAAAGTATCTTGACAATTTATTAACAACTATATGCCAAGGAAAATATCTCTTAATGACTCATGCTGTTCCAGGTCAAAAAGGATGGCATCATGTTAATTGTCAACCAAGTGAATACTGGATCAATCATCTGTCAGCTAGAGGCTATGAGCTGTTAGAGGACGACAGCAAAACTATTCAAAAATTATCTGCCAACGACGGCGGAAAACATATTGCTCGAAACGGTATGGTCTTTAGAAGAAAATAATGAAAAAAGTTTTAATCACAGGAAATTCTGGTTATATTGGGTCACACCTCTCACAACTTTTAAGAAGAGACACATCACTGACCTTATACGGATTAGATTTAAATGCCCCGCAAATAGCACTTGATTATTTTCAAAAACAAGATATTAAAGAATATAATAATTGGTGTTATTCTGACATAGAATTCGATTGTGTAATACATTTGGCTGCCGAAGTTGCTGTTGGTAGGAGTGTAACAAATCCAACATTATATTACCTAACTAATACTTTAGGAACACTTAACGTTCTAACCAATATCAAGACAAAACGATATGTTCATGCAAGTACTGGATCTGCAGGGCCTATGAATAATCCGTATGGTATTAGTAAACGAGCTGCCGAAGAAATTGTTGATCAATATTGCAAAGAAAATAACATTCCATTTACAACATTTAGATTTTATAATGTAACAGGCAGCGACGGGATTTGTCCCACTAATCCAGATGGATTAATGTGGAACTTGATGAATGCAGAAAAAACTGGAACATTTAATTTGCTCGGCGATGACTATGATACCGAGGACGGATCTGCCGTGAGAGACTATACTCATGTTAATGAAATTTGCAATGCATTAGAGCAGGCTATTGATACGTCCACCAATCAAATTGAAAATCTCGGGCACGGCAAGGGCACTACAGTTAAACAGATGATTGCATTATATAAGAAAATTAATAACTGTGATTTTGATGTTAATATATGTCCAAGAAGAGCAGGCGATCTTGAAAAAAGTGTTTTAGATCAGCCGTCACCATACATGACAAAACTGTATTCGATGGATGAAATCTTAAAGGTTAAAAATTAATATGGCTATTTTAAAACTAAATTTTATTAAAATACACGAGTGTATAACAAACAATTTTGATCTATCCCAAAGAAAAAAGGCAGCGTTTTTAGGGTATCCTGATTTATTAGTACCAAAAGAAATATTAATTCAGTGTCTTGGAGAACAAAATTTAAAACATTTAACTCATGATTCTAAAATGATCGATATTCAATTGCATCATGGATATCCGAACACATTTGAAGTGTTTAGTTTATTAGAAATTTTTGACAAAATTTATAATTTTGAAACTACAGTTTTTGATATTAGCAATGTTAGAGGAATAGAAATTAATTTGGATCTTAACGAGCCTTTGCCGGAAATTTATAAAAATCAGTTTGATGCAGTAATCGATGCAAGTGTGCAAGAACATTGTTTTAATATAGCCATGGCATTTAAAAATATGTGCGAACTTGTAAAATTAAACGGAATAGCATCTACTGTAACTCCAATTTACATGTTCAATCACGGCTATTACAATGTAAATCCAATTATGCCAAGAGATGGATTTATACATAATGGATTTTCAATTATAGACAAAACTGTTATGAGCATTGCTGGGGATGAAACTTTTGGTTTTAATAAAAAAAGTATTCCGATAAGACAATTTAATTTATTAACAGCAAAAAAAATCAAAGAAATCGATTTTAAATATCCAATTCAAACTTCAAAAAAATGAACTATACTGTACTAACCAGCTTTAACGAAACATATTGGCAAGAGATAGCGCAAGACAATGTGCGTAAAATAGATCAGCTATGGCCTGAAAGCGAAAACATACTTCTGTACCATCAACTATCAGAAATAGATACATCTTTTTCTAACAGAGTGCAATGGATAGATCTTTATCAATCCTGTCCTGAGTTAATAGAATTTTCAGATAAATGGAAAGATGATCTGCGAGCAAACGGTAAGAGCGGAAAAAAAAATGCATTTAGACAAAATGCTATAAAATTTTGTCACAAAACATTTGCAATCTGGCATGCAGCTCGACAACAAAAAAATGGTTGGCTAATTTGGTTAGACTGCGATGCAATAGTATTAAAAAAAATAGATACCGAATTTATAACAAAAGTATGTCCTGATAACAAATGCATCTCCTATGTTGGAAGAAAGGGAAAATATTCCGAATGTGGATTCGTAGGATATAATCTTGATAGACCCGAAACAAGAAAATTTTTAGAACTATGGGAAAACTTTTATCTATCAGGAGAATTTATCAATCACAGCGAAACACACGATTCGTGGACTTTTGATTATATTAGAAAATTGTTTAACAATCCTGATTTATTTTGCGACTTAAATGCTGCATCCACTACAGATAAAAATCCGTTCGGTAATTCGTTAGTCGGTACTCATATAGTTCATGCCAAGGGGTCTGATAAAATTAAAACCACAGCTAAGTTGAAAAAACAAATAAAATAAGGAACACAATGTATAATTATAAAGGATGGAGCTTTCCAGATATTGATTCCCACTTTAGAGATTCAGTGGGGGAATTTCCTGAGACTACATATCAGCAAGAAGCATTAGATACTGCCTTTAAATATGTTAAAAAATTCGATGTTGCAATAGACGCAGGTGCAAATATTGGTCTTCAATCGGTTAGGTTGGCACAAAAATTTTACCAGGTTCATTCTTTTGAACCTACATCTGTTAATTATGATTGCTTGATTAACAATGTAAAAAACTTCTCAAATGTCCATGTGCATAAGACAGGACTAGGAGAGCGTGAAGAATCGGCAATTATTAAATTACCAGTTGAATTAAAAAATTGCGGAGCTTTTTCTATTATTGATTTTAACAACTATGAAGATCCTATTCTCACAGAACAAATAACAACACGACCATTAGATAAATTTCAACTTTCTCCTGATTTTATTAAAATTGATACTCAGGGATTTGAACTTTTTATTTTAAAAGGTGCAAAAAACACATTGAAAAATAAACCAGTACTTTTATTAGAATGTGAAAAGAAACAGAAAAGACAGTTGGTACTTAAATATCTAACTCCTCTAGGATATACTATTGTAAAAACTATAAAAAAAGACTCAGTCTGGGTAGTTAAATGAAATACGCTATCAGCAGAGAAATGATGGGGAAAAGTTTTTCAACATGGACTGTGCAACCGTGGAAATTGATGGGATTAACAGTATATGATACTGTATCTCAGGTACCCGATAATGAAATCTTAATATCTAGTCATGTTCCTCCGTGGCGGGATCCGTTACGTGAATATGTTAAAGAAGGGCGTCCATGGATTGAAATTGACTATGCCTATTGGGGAGATAAGAACTCTACAAGGCGTGTTACATACAACGGACATCATAATCTTAAAATGAATGTTCGGCCTTTTTCTCGAAGTCATTTATTTACAACTCCGAAGATCCAAGATTGGAGGACCGAATCTACAAAGGAATATGTACTGGGGATTTTACCGCTTGAAGAAATTCTAAAACAGAGAACCGGTGAAGATTTATTAGATTTTAAAACTCGGCTTAGTGCTGTGATAAATCAATATTGGGACGGCCCTATTATTTGGAGAAAGAAAAAAGGAAAACAGAAATTTGAATCCTTAACCGCACAAATACAAAATGCATACGCTGTAGTTGGCGAACGCACAATGGCTTGTGTACAGTCCTGCTTGTTAGGAACTCCAGCGTATACTGTCGATAACTCAATGACCACGCTGCTCATGGGAGGCATTGAAAATTTAAAAACTCTAAGTTATCCAGACAGAAACGATTGGTGGGAACATATTTGTTGGAGTCAATTTCATGACTATGAATTCAACTCAGTGACGCCTGCAGAATTAACTGAACAATATCAAATAGAAAAATGAATATAAAAATAAAAGAATTGCAATTTGCAATTGATTATTTTGATATGTATTCTAAAGGAAAAGCAAAAGAGTACAAAGACTAGTACATTAACAATTGGAATTTAAAATGACAACACAATACGAAAATATAGATGAGTGGGAAACGATCCCTGGAGATCGTGCATTGAGATCTGCACTTGCAAAAGCTGATAGTATTAATAATCAACCACCAACTGTTATTGATTATCAAAAAAGAAAACTTAATATTGCTCTAGGATTTGTTAAAAATTTTACTACAGCTATAGATGCTGGCGCTAACTATGGGATAATGAGTGCTAATTTAAATAACAAGTTTTCTAAAATCTATGCATTTGAAGTAGATGTTCCGGTTCGAGAATGTCTTAAAAAAAATGTAGAAAAATTTCAACTAGACAATGTAGTAGTGTGTGATTGTGGACTGAGTGATAAAGAAGAACTTGTTTCTTTAAATTATCTTAAAAATACGTTTGGCACTCATATCAATAAACAAGTTTCTGGAACAAATATCTGCAAAACTTTAGATTCTTTTGAATTAACAGAAGTTGGATTTATAAAATTAGACTGTGAAGGGTATGAGCCGTATATTCTAAAAGGTGCCGAGCAAACTATTAAAAAATATAAACCCGTGATATTAATGGAAGAGAAGAACTATTCGAATAGATATTACGGTGAAGAAGGAAACTTAGCAGTCGAACTTTTGCTAGGATGGGGATACACTATGGAAGTGAGCTGGCCAAAAGACTGTGTTATGATTTATAAAGGTTAATATGGGATCACTTAAACCGGGTGCTACTTATATCTACGAACAGGCCGACGGCGTAACCTATGCTCGAGAATTCGGAACAGCACCTTCTGAAAGATTTGAAATTGGTAGAACTTTTATTAAACAACAAAAAGATTATGCTGAACAACAAAGTCAATTTTGGACAGAAGTGGTTGAAGCAGCAACGGAAAATAAAGTCTTGCAAGATGCTATAGATCGTGTTAAAATACTATATGAACTGAGTAAAGATAATGGGCAAAAATAAACACGTAGACCTTTTTAAAGATATGATTCCCGCAGTGGATATGGGATTAAAAGAACTTTGGGATGCCTCTCCGGAAGAAGGGCAAAAAGAAATCAAAGGTGATCTTTGGACACTAAATCGATATATCAGCAATGTTAAAACCAGTAATAGAGAATTACAGGAACATTATCTGTTGACGGTAAATGAGTTTTATAACAAACATTGGGCGGATATTGCCAAGCACCCTAAACTACAATGGCAGACATTATGCCTATGTAGTCACGAAAGTAAAAAGACTCAGTTTCACGAATGGCTGCCGTTAAAACGTGAAAAAAATAAAAAAGAAGAATTTCTTGCAGAACTATTTCCAAATATGAAAAGGACCGATGTTGAGACACTTGCAGCAATTACCACTGACAAAGAAATCAAACAATACTGCGAAGGCCTTGGCTGGGACAAAAAAGCGATCAATGGAATTAAACTATAAGTGTGAACATTGTGGTAAACTATTTGCTAAAGAAAAAACT